CCAACACCACCTAGAGTCGCTCCCAACAGAGCGCCCTTCAGCGGGTCTTTCTTGTTAGTGACAGCGCCAGCAGCAGCGCCAACCATTGCCAAGGAAATCGGATCAGCCATGTTAAGTCCCTTGTGCAGTCATTCCAAGATTCGTTTGTGGCCTGTTAAACGCGCTAATCAGCGCAGCACCACCAAGAGCAGTAGCAGCAGGATTCGTGTATTCCGGGGCAACCTGCTGCGATCCAGCAGGTACACCGCCGATGAACGACAGATATTGCTGAAGCGCCCTAAACGGAGCTTGCTGTTGGAAGTTGAACCGATTGATAGCGTCCTGAACTTCCTGCTGCTGATACTGCTCGCCCATCTGTCCAACCTGCAACAATCTCTGAGCGTCTGCAAAGTCTTGAGCTGCAAGACCAGGGGCCAACTGAGCAGCGGATAGACGCAGACCTGCCGCACCCTGCTCCGCCCCAGTAAGACCCTGAGCTGCCTGAAGTTGGGTGGCCAGTTGTTGTGCTTGCGTTTGCCCCAATCCACCGGCAGCAGCAAGTTGACTGGCAAGCGCCTGCTGTTGAGCCTGTTGCTGTCGATTGAGCGCAGCTTCTTGGAGTTGGCGCTCCTGCTGATACCCAGCAAACCCAAGACGCTCACCCAGACCGGACAGATTCGCAGCGAGAGATTCAGCAGCACCTGCTTGGAGTTGACCTTGTGCAGCAGATCCAAACCGACCAGCACGAGAGGCTTGAGATTGGATGTTTTGAATTTGTTGCTGGAACTGGCTAGTGATCGGGCGGGAAGCAGCCTCAAAAGTTGCTTGTAGAAATGGGTTCATTCCAAGAAACGCGCCACCAGCAGTTTGATCTGCTTGAACCTGACCGGCTCTCCCGTAAATGTCCTGATACATCCCAGGAGCGGCACCCTGTCCGGCTTGTCCGTAGATGTTGCCGAACATACTTCCAGCAGGAGCTTGGAAACCCGTAGCAGCCCCCACAGCACCCTGTGCGCCTGACACCAGCGGAGATCCAGCCTGCGCCCTTTGTGCGGCCATTTCCATAGCCTGCTGGGTATACTGAGACGGTCCAACAAAGGTCTGACCGCCGTAATACTGCGGCACATATCCTGCCTTCATTTCACCCGTAGCAGGATCTCGATATTGCAGTTGTCCGGTCTGAAACAAACTCTGAGCGCCAGACAAACCCTGCTCGACAAACGGAACAAGTCTAGGATCGATGCGGTTTTCGGTCTGGGTTGTACCCGATCTGCTACCCATTAGACACCTCTTTCACCCATTTTACGGGCTTAAATCCATATTTTTCAGCCATTTTTGACCATCCCGGCCGATTTGACTCAAACGTGATTCTACGCGCACCACCCGATTTAGCAATTTCCTCTGCATGACGGAAACCTTCTTGCATCAGAAACTTTCCATATCCTGCCCAAATATGCACAGAATCGCCAACCGGCTGCAAAACACCAAACCCTACCGGAACACCATCCTCTACCATCAACCACAACATTGACTTACCCGTATAGCAGTCAACGTATATATCCTCGGGTATCCAAGGCTCAGAACTCGCCTCTTTTACTTCCAACAAACCTTGCCGCACATAATCCCAGACTGACCTGAGACTGTTTGGCTCGACAAACACTCTATCCAAGAATCACATACCTATATGTTTTGTCTGCCGTACTGTTTGAAAAATGGTTGACAGTACATTGACCCTGAGTCTGATTGGATGCATATACATCAGAAGTTGACGATTCCGATACCATCATCATCGTCGCAATCACAGACGGAGTTGCTGGTCTGGTCGGACTTGTCTGCGTCGGCAACTGTTCCAAAGTAACAAGAATGTTAGTTGTCGCCCACATGATCTCGACGTAATCATTCGCAACGAGATCAACATAAAAATTCAACGCAGCAATCAAATGTCCGTTTATGGACCCGTGTTTATTAGGAACGGAATATCTGCTATTGCTGTTGGCAATGTCGGTTCCGTTTTTTCTGAACCAAATATCTACGTCTTGAATCTGAGAGTCAGCGTTAACGAATTGTGCGCTGAACTGAAGATTGTAAATTCCAGGGCTTTTGACATTGATGCGAGAGTTATTGCTGACGGTCACTCCATTGCTGAAGTCCGTCGTGTTGAACTTCATTGCATAGGCATCTACCGTCGTCGTCGCAGACTGGTCTGTGGAGTCCTGAAACGCTCCGTAGGGGATGTCATCCGCAGCAGCAGCAGCAGAGTATGGCGCGAACAGGATGATGCTGTCTTCGCTGATCCGCTCATCGAATAACGTCGTGCTGGTTGCGTTACCCGTAGCAAGGGTGATCAGACCGACAGAGTTGATCTTCCCGTCAAGGATGCGGTTGACGATCTCGGATACATCCCGAGGCGTCCCACCTTGCTGTGGGAGTCTACGGAACATCAGCGAACACCCACAGATTTAAGATCAACATCGACACCGACAGCAGTGTTCCAGGTTCCAGTCGGAGTCAGTGACACACGGTGATACTTGCCTCTCGACCTCAACGGGATGCGATTCTCGCTATCAGCAGCAACTGCGGTTGTATAACTGAGACTTCCGTCCAGACGGTATCGAGACGCAACCCGCACAGTGGCAGATCCATTGTCCACAATCGGTCTGGCAAGCGTCAGGATCGTCTCTGTGTTCTCGGCTTCTATATCGCCAGAAGTCAGAATAGCAGTCTGATTGGCACCACCAAATGTCACCAGACGGCTTGCCGTAACACCACCGAGCACCAGCTTGCCGCCAGCCCATAGCCGGGAATCAAGGGATTCTGGCAGAGCATCCAGGCTTGCTGAGACATTTGCAAGCTGCTCCAGCGTATAACTGGCAGTGGCAAGTGTTGAAACATAATCAGCGGTCGTTTGTCCATGACTCCATTTGTCCACAGCGTAGTTGTAAATCAACACCTTCTGGACGTTGAAAATGTCCCGGAAACACCAAACCACAACCTTATTCACCGGATCAACAGCAGCAGACATCTTGTCGAACTGTGCAGGATCGGCATTATCGTAAAACCACCGATCTACAACCTCATTCCCGATTGCTTTAACCGTCTGACCGTCAGTCACGAAAAACCCGTCATCGCTCAAGAAGTAGGTCAGAGGACCACTTTGCACCACAGAGCGAGACTCATAACAGCCTAGATTCCTGGCGATAACGTCAAACTGGAAGAAGAGCGGAGATCCGATATACGTCATCCGCGCAATCGCTCGTTCCAGCAAGATGACACCAAACTCGCCACCCGTTAGACCTCGGATCTCACCACCATCAGGTATCACCTGGGAGTCAGATTGACTACCAGCACCAGGAGTCCAGTCTGTCTCGTCGTTAATGTCAGACCAATAGACCGTCGAAATCTCGCTTGCAGTCTTGGCAGCGACAACGAAATCACGGACAACCGTCACAAACTGAGCAGTGGGAGCAGCAGCAGCAACATCCGCGAATGCAGTGCTGGAACCCATGTCCCACGCTTGAATCTTGTCTATCCCATTCGCAGCCAATACAACAGACCCAAATTGTGCAGTGGTCCAGAGTGTCGTCGTGGAGTAAGCAGAAGCGGTCCGGCTTACGTCGTCCATAGACGAGTCAGTAGGATCGAACTTAAACAACTTCGTAGAGCCTGCACCAAACAGGGTGGTGGTTGTACCCAATCTCCCGACAAAACTCGTCAGAAGGCTTTCTGATGCGGTTGAGGACAAATTGGCATTGGACGGAAGAGGACCATAGCCCATAGCAACCGGAAGACAATTAAGCGCCTCGGTCAATCCTCCGGCAATTCCGGGCCTGTCAGGTGTCCACTTGCCAAATGCGATTCTCATTGGACGGTCCAGTTATTCGATTGCGTTGACTTGTCGGTCCAAACATTTGAATCAATTGATGTTTCAGACCAGATATTACTTCCAGAAGCGTTTTCAGTCCATGCGTTGCCACCCGGAACAGAGTCGGCCCAAGTGTTAGCTCCCTCATCCGGGATTGACCACACACCCAATAACGAAACAGACCCCAACTGCGCTGTGCCCTGCAACCCAGACACATCGATGTAATTGTTCGTTTCTAGGGTAATCGTGCCAAGCGCAGTCGTCCCCTGCACACCAGTGACAGGAATGACAACAAGGATTCTGACTGTACCCGTTTGGCCTGTAGCCTGTACTCCGGTCGTGACGACAACAGCATCAGCAGTGACGGTGACAGACCCAACTTGCCCAACAGCAGAAACACCTGTTAGCGCAGTGTTTGCCTTTGCGACAACAGTCTCGTTTCCGAGCGTTCCTGTCGCCGATACACCAGTCAGAGATACATTTACCCCTTGACCGTTGATTACAGTAACAGAACCAATTGATCCGGTTGCAGAAACGCCAGTCAGATTAACCGGGGCATCTGCGGTTACAGTAATCTGTCCAATTTGACCAGATGCAAATACTCCAGTTGCATTAACTACCGCATCGGTATTAACCGTTACTGTACCGATTCGCCCATATGCAAACGATAAATATGCTGCATACGCAACCGGATTCTGTGTCATGTACGCATTCATCACTGTTTCGATGTATGCGTCTTTTACTGCGCTCCCTGTAGTACCTCTGACGTACCATTCTGAGTAATCAAGTGAATCTGTAGATGTTACCGTTCCACTGTTATTTATATCTCCAAGAGGACGGCCACCGATTGTGGTGTCTTTGAATAGTGTTTTACCAGGATTGATATTCAGCGCAGCTTGTAAAATTGCTGTGGCTATATCAACTGTCTTGAATGAAAATACGTGTTCAGTAGCGTTACGAACTACATAAATACTAACGTCACCAATCTGACCAGTTGCTGCTACGCCAGAAACCAATACATTAGTAACTTGGGTAACAGTTACGTTACCAATCTGACCTGTAGCAGATACACCTGTGGTTTGTGCAATTGCACCAATTCCAACCGTAACCGTCCCAAGATTACCGGTTGCAGAAACTCCTGTTGGAAGGACTA